GGTTATCACGAAGCAATGAAAGAAATGGAACACGAAGAAGGTATGCACGAGATGGACCATGAAGAAGGCTACCATGAAGGTATGCACGAGATGGACCATGAAGAAGGCTACCATGAAGGTATGCACGAGATGGACCATGAAGAAGGCTATCACGAGGGATACCACGAAGGTGTTCGTAAAGCAATGAAAGAAATGGGACACGAAGACGAAGAAGAACTGATGGCTGGATACCATGAAGGTATGCATGATGATGAAGAAGAACTGATGGCAGGGATGCACGAAGGCTTCGAGGAAGCAGGCATCAATTATGGTGAAGAAGAAGAGAAGTCATTCGCTTCTGTGAAAGCCGCCATTGAAGGTGGTAAAGGCAGAGCATCACGCGGTGCTGCATCTGGCTCAACTGCTAGTCAAGATCTCGATACTGACAATCTTCCAGAGAACGTTGACTTTGAACTTGAAGAAGAACAAATTGGCGCCATGTTTGAAGGCACCGATCTTGAAGAAGACTTTAAGTTTAGAGCAAAGGTGATCTTCGAAGAAGCAGTCAATGATCGTGTTCGTGAAATTCAATCAGACCTTCAAGAAAGATACTCTGATTGGGCATCTGACAAAGTTTCATCAATTCGTGACAACTTGGTTGAAAGAGTTGACTCTTATCTCAACTATGTGATCACCGAATGGGTGAAAGAAAACGAACTTGCCCTTGAAAACGGCATTCGTAACGAAATCAACGAAAGTTTCATCAATGGTCTTAAGACTCTGTTTGAAACCCACAACATCTCTTATCCTGATTCTCAGGTCAGCGTTGTTGATGGACTCTACGAGCAAATGCAGCAAGAACAACTCAAGAGAGAAGAACTTGCCAAGTATTACGATAACAAGATCAATGAAGAACTACAAAAGAACATTGAACTCAACGAAGAGATTGAAGATCTTCGTAGAGATCAAATTATTCGTGAAGCAACTGAAGATCTACCCCTTTCGCAAGTTGATCGTCTAGAGACACTTGCTGAAGATGTGGACTTCGTTGACGAAAACTCGTTTGCAAAAAGCATGAAGACCCTTCGTGAGTCTTATGTTCCAAGCAAGCGTAATCTTGTGATTCAAGACGACATCGATGTGCTTGCCGAAGGCAACACATCTGAAGATACACAAAAAGAAGATCTTAGCGAAAGTATGCAATCGTACTCGAATGCACTTTCAAGATATGGTAAGAATTAATTCGAATTCAATTCAGGAGTAAAATAAGATGGAAACATTAAACGAAAGACTACAATCAAAGTGGTCGCCAATTCTTGAGCATAATGATCTGTCTCCTATTAGCGATAACTGGAGAAAGACATGTACAACTCAACTTCTTGAGAACCAAGAGCGGTTCCTCAAAGAAGCCGCACCAGTGAACTCTGGTTTCGGCACATCGGGTAAACTCGACAAGTGGGATCCTATTCTGATCTCTCTCGTTCGTCGTGCTATGCCTAACCTAATTGCTTATGACATCGCTGGCGTTCAGCCAATGAGCGGTCCTACCGGTCTCATCTTTGCTATGAGAAGCCGTTACGAAAATCAAGATGGTGCTGAGGCACTCTACCACGAGTCTGATCCTCGATTCTCTGGTGGTACAGGTGCTACTCACTTTAGTGCAGAAGCAGGCGATAATGCCGGTGTTGATCCTTTCTCCAACGGTGTGTCTAGCACCCTCGGTGGTATCGGTAACACCAGTGGTCCTGGTGGCGGTGGCGCTGATCCTATGTCGGCTGCCCTCGGTGAAGCACTCGGTGATGCCTCTACAAACCCATTCGCTGAAATGGCGTTCACAATTGAGCAGACATCCGTGACTGCTAAGACTCGCGCCCTCAAGGCTGAGTACACAACTGAACTCGCTCAAGACCTCAAGGCTATCCACGGTCTTGATGCCGAGACAGAACTCGCAAACATCCTCAGCAACGAAATTCTTGCTGAAATCAACCGCGAAGTTATTCGTAAGATTTATGATGCTGCGAAACTCGGCTGCCGTTCTGGTAGCACAACCACTGAAGGTATCTTTGACTTGAACACAGACTCTAACGGTCGTTGGTCTGTCGAAAGATTCAAAGGTCTTCTCTTCCAAATCGAAAGAGAAGCAAACTTCATTGCTAAGGATACTCGTCGTGGCAAGGGCAACTTTGTTCTTTGCTCCTCCGACGTTGCTTCTGCTCTCGCAATGGCTGGTGTTCTTGATTACACACCTGCTCTCGAAAGCAACCTTGAAGTTGATGACACTGGCAACACATTCGCTGGTACAATCAACGGACGACTCAAGGTCTACATCGATCCTTACTACAGCACCACAGCAACCAAGGACTTCGCAGTTATTGGCTACCGTGGTACAAGCCCATACGATGCTGGTATATTCTACTGCCCGTATGTCCCGCTGCAAATGGTTCGTGCAGTTGGCGAAGATTCGTTCCAGCCCAAGATCGGCTTCAAGACCCGTTACGGTCTTGTTAGCAACCCGTTTGTCACCAAGGCAGATGGTACAGCCGATGCTGAAGCGATCTCTTCTCGTCGCAACCAATACTACAGAATCTTCAGAGTCGATAACCTCGTCTGATTCTGCAAACACTTCGGAAGAGTGGGGCGAAAGCCCCACCCTTCTCTTTTTTTTGGATATAAATTATGACACAAAAAGTAAGCCCGATTTCAGCACAACCAGACGCAACAAACCCGTTGCAACCTACAAGTTTTCGTTTCTTTCTACAAAGAACACCCGAAGTCACTTACTTTTGTCAGACTGCGAATATTCCTGGAATCTCTGTACCAGCAGTGGTACAATCGAATGTTTTTTCTGACATCAAGCAACCAGGAGATCGAGTCGAATTTGAAGATTTGACAATACAGTTTATTGTAAATGAAGATTTAGGTAACTGGCTTGAAATAAAAAACTGGATGACATCGACTGCACCGTATGATTCAATTGATGACAGTTCTTCAGGAAGAGTCAAGGACGATATAGAAGATGCAACACTCGTGATTCTAAACAGCAATTTGAATGAAAGGTTTCGAGTAAATTTCAGAGGAGTGTTTCCAACGAATCTAACTGCGATTGAAATGAATAGCACAGTTTCAGATATGGAACCACTCACAGCAACAGTTACTTTTTCTTACACTGATTATGAGATCGAAGCACTTTAAGAAAGGAAACAAATGAACTATCGACCAAGCAATTTTTTAGAGGGTGTCGATCTTGACGGTCGCACAAAAGCGGTGCGAGAAACAATCAAAAGAATCACAGCAAGAAGAGATAAAAAAGCAAAGAAGAGACAACTTCTTGCCAAGAAACTCAAAAACATTCGTACGAACGAAAAGTATTAATCGGAGATAACCATGAGTCGTAGACTACAAAAACTAATTGAACAAAAGGCTTGGGAAACCTTAACTAATTACAACAGAAATGACTCAGTTGTATTAGAAAAACTCACCGAAGAAGTTTTGTCTCGTTTGAATGAGCAGACTACGGGTACAGATTCTGGCTTCAACAGATGGGTTGGTTCACCAGAATTCAACAAAGCAAATCGTGAATTTATTGGATTATTCGATAGTGGTCTTGCTTTGTATTTTCCCCTAGGTGGCCTATTTAATGGGGAACCGCATTTATTTGCATTAGTTATTCCAGCAAACGCTTCAAGAGATTTGATGCAGGCATTTACAAACGATTATTATAATTGGAGAAGAAATAATCCAAATGCTCCTGTGGGGGATTATCAACCAAGTCCTGATATGGTGTCTCCATATGTGCTTAGACAATTGTTGAGAAACACAAATCTTGAAATCATAGCCCAACAGATTCCTCAAAATTCAGATGGCACATATAACTACCAGTCTGCAAATACACAATTAATGAATAGAATTAGATCACTTGGTTTTGATGTACCATTTTCTTTAGGAGATGTTCCTGGATTGTATGATCAAAATCCAGTCAGTTTTGATGACGGGCCTATGGGTGCAAACAGAAATATTCGAACTCTGATTGATCTTATAAGAAAGAAATATCCAGGATTTGGTCAACCCACTGATCCAGATGGTAATCCTGTAGGAGATCCTGATGTTGAGTATGAAGACCCAACACCTTCAGTCTTTGACATCTTACCTTTCAGACGCAAGAAAGTTCCAGGAGGTCCAGGGGCACCTGGAGGTGGTCGAATGGCTCCACCACAACAAAGAATGCCAAGAATGCCAGGTCAAGGCTTTGGCGGAGGTCAAGGTATGCCCACACCAGGGTTTGCTCCTCCAACACCACCAATACAATAAATAACTAAGTTACTACTAATCGGAGATAACCATGAATCGTAGACTACAAAAATTAATTGAACAAAAGGCCTGGGAGACCTTAACCGAACATGGTTACAACGATTCCCAACTATTTGAACA